GAAGCTGAAGAATAAATGCATACTGATAATAGTGTATTACTAGGAACATATATTGGAGATGTGAACTCGAACTTATATTCTGTTGCCGCAGAAAATGTTGTAGCCGCTTTAGCACCAATCTGTGCCGCTGTAGCTGTCACTCTACTCCCCGGAACATATCTTTTTCCAGAAGGTTGCCCCCCTTCAGTAGTCGGTCTAAGTTCTAAAGTGATTGGTAAAGTAGGATCTGCCGAATAGAAGAAAATACCAATGCCTGTTAGAACACTAGCCTCATCAACCACAAAGGTTTGTGCTGTAGGACTTTTCTGTTCTGTTAGCTGTAAAATGCCAGTCATTATTTTCTGCCTTTATCTCTTTAAATACTTATTAATGGCTATTATCACCATCAAAATGGTCTACTCATTGGACGATTACCACCGCCGTTATATGTATTGCCAGTGCCACTCACCACCCTTGAACCACCTGACAGTGTTGTTCCCTTTCCCGTAGGTAAGTTGGCTACTTGGCTTTCGGTATATGCATTATGCCATGTATTGCCCACTCGCACACTAATCAAAGGTGTTGGATTATCATTATCTGATTGGTTATTTGATGGTGGAGAAGGAGGATTTTGATAAAACTCTTGCTCAGTATAACTATATGTTTCTGAAAATGTTCTGGACTCACTGACACTATACTCATACCAATTTTCATATTGACCGTTGGCAAAAAACTTAGTTGCCGCATATGATAGTGCTTCATTTCTAGACATAACTGAAACATCAAGCGCACTAAAGTTTGTGCCATCTGTTTTAGTGTTCCAGTTCAATGAGGAATTAGATTGTAGATAGAATAATCCTTTTAATGATCCATCAGAACTACTGATTAGAGGATTATCTGCTCCACCATTTGTTGCGCCCCCAAGAGCGGTTGGAAAAGAAGTTGATGCCACATAAGCATCTCCTGTTTCTTTTATGTTAGAATCTCTTGCGGCAGAAGTGTAGTCAGTTAAACTATAAGAAGTGTTACAGTATTTCGTGATCTGTTTATCTCCAAAGAAAATCCAATGTGGAGTATTGGGTCTTAATCCTTGAAATTCAAAAAATATAATCTTAGGTCTATGCACTTCAATCTCAGTATAACCAAGCCTGTCTTGTTTTACAACATCTCTAGATTGTGTAACTGTTCTAGTGCCTGTTCTATTTACTGTTCTATATGGCATATCTTTACCTTAATGTTTAACTATATGAGCCAGTACTTATTGTAGTAGTACCTTGTGAACTTATTTCTGTTGTGCCATCTGGCACTAGCGAAGAGTTGGATTGTGAAGCAAAAGATTTATCCACTATTCTTTTGTTTGTCCAATAATCTCCATCTGGAGTTAATTCGGCTGTACCCACACTCTGTGGAAGATCAAACTGGTTGACTGATATTACACCAGTAGCAGATGTTTGTCCAAAGTCTGATACAACCTCTGTGTATTTAGGCCAAACATTATTACCTTTTATCACACAAGTATCTAAAGATAAATCTGAGTCATACGATAGACTAACAGACTTATTGAAAAATAATGGCATAAGTTCATTACCATCATTGTGAATGGTTGCCCTATAATCATCATCATACCATGCAGTTTGACGCACATCACTGAAGTTATCTCCTGTGATACCTTCTGTCTGTCTAATGAATGTGGCATTGGTTGGATCGTAGACTTCTAGTGAAGCAAGCTCTGCTTCCATTAATGATAGAGCAGAAACTCTTTCAACGTTGTTAAGTCTGCTTTCCAGTTGACGTAGATCACTCATTTTAAATCCACGATTGTCATAACGAGATGTGCTTAAGTCTTCTTCGTTAAAAGTAAAAGGATTTAATGTTATATTGTAAAGAGGCATATCTCTTGGATTTAAGCCCTTAGGTTCATCCATATCATAAGAGGGTTTACCAACATGATAGTTCAATGTGCCTGAAGGAGACAATGTTAACACATCTCTTCTAGGCAACCAATACTTAGCAGTTCCCACTGTGATAGTAGATTGACTTTTAGGAAGATCTTCTATACGAGCAATACCACCTGAGAAAGTTGAGTTTGCAGGATTCTGTAAAGATCTCATATCTATCACATCTGCTAGGTGATGTGTTTCACCCTGAGTTGTAGTATATTTTGGTATCTCGCTAAAGGTAACATCACTATAAGAAGCGGCTCCACCAAAGTAGCCTGTTCCTGATGGTGTGTCATGCTGAAAGTATTTGTATTGAACTGTAACATTTCCAGCGGGTGCTGAAACGCCAGATTTCAGTTTACCTGTCCCCGGTCCATAATAGTTATCTCTTTGACCATTATCTAAAACAAACTTATAGGTTATGTCTTCACTAGTTGTTGCGTCTGTTACTTTATAGAACCTAAAGATATCTGCTTTGGCGAGTGTAAATACTCCACTACTTAATGATATGGTTTCTGATTCCCAAGAGTTTGCCGCCACACTAGGTTTAAGTGACTTGTTCTTACGTGTCAGAGTTTTATTCTGATAAGCAATAACATGACCATTACCAGTTGCTGGTCCAGAAATTGTGGCCTGAGTGTTGCCACTATTTAAAGATACTGTAGGTGTAGATAATGCTCCACCAGTATTTACTTGATATAACCAATCGGCTGTTTCTGTAAATGTATCAGTCCCAGCATTAATAACTACAGTGCTTCCTGTCTTATTGACTGTATATACAGTGCCTATAACAGCGGTCACAGTGCTTATCTCTTGTACTCTTGAACTAGGTAACTCAAATAATAGATCATTCTGTTCTCTATTATAAACATCAAATCTGTTTTGAATGGATTTTAAGTTCGCATAGTTGTTCGCATCGACACCGATACTTCTGATATCACCTGTGCTAAATGCTGTGTTAGTTATCTTGATATCAAATATATTAATACGGAAGTTTGTTTGTATAAGTTGTATGCCACGCACACGTGCAGTTCCGAAGCTAGTGCCACCTCTATTGACCGCACTGTATAGGTTAACTTCTGTAAAGTCTTCAACGTAACCTACTAAACCATAAGCACTATCAGCTTGAACAAAGTTACCTAAATTAGTTCCAACTTTTTCTGTTGTATGTGTCATCACATCATTGATTAGACTTCTAGGTTTCTGCACTCTAAGTGGGAGATTGAAATCTCTTTCAATACGAGAACCGCCAACAAATGCTGTGCCACTAGAGACTTTAAACTGTAAGAAATCGTTGTCACTATCTTTTGTGATATCTAAATCAAACTCGCCTGTTTTTCTTTGTTCAATAAAATCTCCTGTTTGAGAATATGTTCTAGAGTCTATGATGTTACCTATTTTAGATAAGATCTTATCAGGAGTTCTTGTTAGTGATACTAAACCATTGCGAACCTTGTATACTTCATAGAAAGTATCACTTGATGTAATATCAGCCTTAGTAGTCAAAGTCAAAGTTATTCGTAGACGATCCGCACCGGGGGATGTTAGGTTGGGTGTAGACCCTGAGTTGTCAAAGAGTGCTACATTATCAGCGGTAGTGACGATCTCTTCTACTACTTTAAATCCAACAGTTCCTGAAAATGAGGCACTATACTTTGAAAGAACTAAAGTCTGTGCTTCGACCATAACCAAATGTTGTCCAGCAAACGTATCGAACTGTGGGATCTCTACAATAGAAGACTTGCCCACAGCATCGTTTGCCGCTAGGATAGTCACATTACCTAAAGTCGTAGTAAGAGTTGACCCTGAACTGAATGGTTTTGACACTGAAGTATTGGTTGCTGTAGCAGAACCTCCAGCTTTACCTTTAGTCATTTTTACAAATAGTGTTGCGGGATCAGAACCAGTTGCCGCTACTACTTCTTTTACAACAGCAAACAAATCACCATCGTTTATTTCTGTGCCTTTTAACTGTGCAAATCCAGTGGGAAGAGAACTAACTTTTAAGTATGTATATGAAAATGCATTAACACCAGAAGCCAGATTACCACTGTTGTTGAAAATAGCACCTTCGTTAACAATGAATTTCGCAAGTCTACTAAGCTCTTGTTGAACTATAGTTTGAGATTGTGTTAGTTCACGTGCTTGTAGTGCTCTGCCGTTATTAAACAATATGCGGTGGTAATGATCACTATCTCTATAGTCATCATTGTACTCGCTTAAAAATGTTGTACTAGTAAGATTAGTGGCCATGGTTTACCCTTAAAGTTTAATAACGATTTTTATATCTTCAGTTTGATTAGCGTCTCTAGCAATCTTTGCTTGATTATTTAGGAACAATAATTCGCCAGAGTGTATGTCTATCTGCCTAGCAACTCTGCTACCAACAGTGAAAGATCCTGATTTGCCTGAGATTGTTACGGTCTCAGCATCTCTGAATGGAGTAAATCCTGTGGTTTCATCTTGATGATACCATAGTGTTGCAGAGTCATCAAAGTAGTCAATCCATGCTTTGGCATTACTATCACCATTGATTGTAACATCATCAGCCCAAGATAGACCCCCTGCAATAGCAGAAGTCAATACAAGTTGCTTAACGGCTCTTCCTTGTGATAGTTGGAACTTAGTTCCACTAGCAGAATCTTTTAGATTTTTGAGTAGACCAACTTGACGATATTCGTTGTTAACAATGAATGTTCCACTAACATTACCTTCAGGCTTAATGTTAAACATCATGTTAGTAGATCTTAAGTCTGAACGTGCATCTGCGCCCATACCGCCGGGGTTGGCAAATATTGGGAACACTTCCGCTGTAACTCCTGAGGTCAAACTTGTTGCCGCAACTCTAACAGAGGCTTGATTGTAGCCAGTGCCTAAAGCAGGGATGAATGGTGTTCCACCAACACTGCCCACACCAGCACTATCGCCTACTTCAACTGCCGCCAACTTACCTGTGGCATCAAGAATACCATGAGCTTTTGCGCCACTACCATCACCAACAACAGTGAGTATCGGTGCCGCTGAATACACTCCAGTGTTAGGTGCTACACGATATCCTATTACCTGACCATCAACAGCCGCATTTTGTACAGACTTTTGTGAGAAGTTAGGATCAGTTACCGCCGCTGAGTCAACAAACTTAACAGGCATAAAGTTAGAAGTCAAGAACCTATTTGAATCGGCAGTAGTAATTGTGTACATATATTTCCAGATATACCCATCACTTTCTATTGGAAGAGATGTATTAGTATGATCTGGCACAAACTGTGATACTACAGCCGCCCCAAAACTATTTTTACCTTGACGAATACAAACATATATGTTATTGTCAGAGGTTCTTACATAGTATGAAGGAGTTGGTTGTCCAACAACGTTGTCGCTAAAGGCAGGGTAAACTGTGTTGGTTGTCCAATCAGTTAGAGGTACTACAAAGGAAAATGCTTCGACTGCTTTTACTGATTGAAGATTGTATCTAAACTGTTTACGATCTCTTTCAGTATTGCTTGGAGACACTGTAGTATCAGTATTAGCAGATGGTTGCCAGATCTGAGAATGACCAATCCCAATGTAGAAATAGTTATCAGAGTCACCACGATTTGTACCTTGGTTCTCATCAAATATTTGCTGTGCAAACTGTCTTTTTAATCTGTCTGTAATAATTGCTGGCATTGTCTATTTCCTATACGACTGCATATCCAAAACCACCGATAATATTCCATCCGTTGGTTCCGTCCCAAATTAGTTGTGCTGTATCTAGTGGATCAAAGTTAATACTTGTTCCTTGAGCAAAGGTTGCTGGTGTTACTGATACTGTACCTGAACCACCACCACGTCTTGCAAATGTCTTCATTTCACCGTTGAGTGTGCCATCAGCTAATGTAACTGTGCCTGAAGAAGATCCTGTTAGAGATATAAATCCAGCACTAGCTGAAGCCGCCGCACTATTTGCCGCTGTAGCATAACTAACAGCCGCTTTACTTATCTTAACAGATCCAGTTCCTTTAGAAGTTAGATCTAAGTTTAGATTAGCATCCGAACCTATAGCTTCTATAACAGGTGATGTTCCAGCCGCTTTAGAAGACACTTTAACATTATTTCTAGAAGGTGTAAAAGTGTTTGTAAAGGATATGACTGCGTTACTAGCAGAATCGGTTAAGTACTCATGAACTTTAGGTCTTTGCACAACAGGATCTGTCAACGTTTTATTCGTTAAAGTTGCTGATGTGTTATTCATAACCATAGTATCACTAGCAGATAATGCTGGTATTGTTATATTACGATTTGCGCTCAACGCTCCAGCAACAAAAGTATATCTGTGACTAGAGTCTGCATCCCACAATCTCATATCATGTAGTGATGGATTATTGAGTTGTGGGTTAGTTAGTGTCTTATTACTCATAGTTTGTATAGCGGTGTCAACCAATACTATACCAGAAGAATCTCCGAAATCTATATTGATTTCAGAGGCAGGGTTAATGGCTCCAAGTTTAGTGCGTCCACCAGCACTTATAATATCCATTCCACTATCAGTAAGTTGTGATGTGCCAGCACTAATGGTAGATCCACCTAAAAGATTATACAGTTCTGTGAAGTTGGCATTAATCTTTGTACCAGCACCACGTAATGTATCACCCGTCCTGTCATTTGCAGATGTACCCGTATTGATTGTCTGTTTTGCCATAACTTACTCTCTAGCTAGTTTATTATATTTATACGTGATTAAAGGGGTAATGTGCTGAATCTGCACTATTATCTGAGTCAAATAGTGTTGAGAACTTACCCATATCCATAGTTGATTGTATTGTAATAACACCATCTGAATCCATATCCATAGTTGGAGACCCTGATGCAAGACCTGAGTCACTCATGAACGTTCCTGAAAGACCAAGAATATCATAAGTGCTTCTATCAGGCATAGATGAATCTATCGTGCGAGTTCCAATATCCCTAAACTCATTACCAGTTGCGAAACGTCTGATGCCCAAAGCACTATCTTGTAGAAGAAGTGTCTGAGAGGTTTCAGCACCTATCGACATAGTAGCAAATGCCTCTGAACTTACCGCCTCTGCTATCGGGTCACCAATCTCATCTTGAGCAATAGAAAGTCCAACAGTGTTTACAAGTTCAAGTAAAAGTTCCGCACCAAGATACACACCCGCTGGATGCACAAATAACTTGTAGGTATCAATCCATTCGTTAAGAGGCAGACCTATTCTAATAAGAACTGACATAACTTGATATAGTTTATCATCTGTAATGAACTTACGTGACTCAGGACCAATGACTGATGCTGGTTCTTTTATCTGTTGACTACCCGTATTAATACTATCTTGTTCATAATCAATCGAAGGACCAACTTTGAATATATCGTTTTTAGGATATATGATTTGAGGATCTTGTGCAAAGAACCCTCTAAAGAATTGTTCGATACTATACTTAGTACCTTTAGATCTATAAAGAGTATTTGAAAACTTAATGGCTTCTCTTTTATTAAGGAACCCACCAAAGTATGCCTGACCTAAAAGAAGTTCATCTTCAAGGTATTGTAGTAAACTTTCTGGAACCTGTGTAGCATCTCTGGAAGAAGATAACCTTTTAATCTGCCCAGAAGGATTATCGGCAGAATCCATAAACTCATAGTAGGCTTCGAACAAACTTTTTAGTTTAGGAAAATCTTCCTGAAAGTATTCTGGCAATACTTTATCGATCTCACTATTTAAGAGATTTATATTAGTACGATTATTATCCAGTAATGTTTGATCTCTTTTAGCCATTAGTTAATTGCACTTACTGTTACAGCGGTTGTTGTCGATCTATCTGTATCGAAGTTTAATATCTCATTACGTGTTGGTGCCAGAGCACTCTGATTAGAAGGAACTGCCGCTAATTTAATAAATGTTAATCCAGCGGATATACTTGTAGGATTAAAATAGTTAATCGTAACTACACCTGTTGCGGCCATATAGCTTCCTACATTATCTACTATTATTGCCCCGCCAGCAATGGCTACAATCTGAATAATATTTGAACCTAGTTTATTTCTAAGCATACACGTTTGACTTTGGAATGTAAATTCATTACTTGTAATAATATATTCATTATCGTCAGGTGCCGCAATCGATACTGGAAACTGTAACTGTTGATTAATAGAAACTTTGGCGGCTGATAGTTTTGACTTAATGTATGTAGTGTTTTCACCACTAAGATCGTTTAATACCATATAGTTTGCCGCATCATTATATCTTTGACTGACAACAAAGTCAACTATTTTATTAAGGTCAGTAGCAGATGTTGTAAGAGGATTTGAAAGCAACTTGTTTATAACACTGATCAAAGTCGGTGCTGTAGGCGTAAATCTTTGTTGCAGTCTAACATTCGATCTTGATGAGAGAACAGCGGGAGAAGATTCGTCTACAAGAGATAGGACATTTGATCTTCTGAATGCCTGTTTAAAGTTACCAGTATTTGTGGCAAAGTATCCTGAAATAATAGTATTAATAGAATCTTGTACGGCATTTAAAGTTAAGTCTGTGAGTTTTGGGTTGAACTGAAAGAACGTATCCATTTCAACAAATGTTTGAACAGGATCTATAAATCTAATATTGAAAGATACAATAGACAGTTGTGTTGCTAGATCTCGTATTGCTTGTTTTGTTGTGGCAATAGTTTCTGTAGTAACATCACTCTCAAACAATATTGATATGTATACAGCACCAAACTCAGGATCTACTGCCACTTCTCCACCCCATGAAGCAATGTCTTGTATGAGAGTAGAATAACTCTGAAGTATAAGTGATGAGTAATCTTCTGCCGTGACCATACGGTTTTGAGTAGCATATCTGAAAGGCGCATTCTTACGAATAGATTCTATGCTTTCTTTCTCTTCACCACCAATAGAGTTCACATATGTCACAACATTAATATCAGAAGTTATGTTTCCTGATGTGAACTGTGCTGAAGGAACAAACACACTAGCACCATTAGCAACAGCACCTTTTACTGATAGGTATTCAACTTCAATACGATTACCAGCACTAGGAGCAACACCGAATGTTACACCATCACCAAAAGATAGTTCGAAGTATCCGTTAGGAGATTCTTTTAGAATATAGATTGTTGAGTTGGCACTAAGAGTGGTAGCACTTTTAATGTTTTGATATGTAGTAAAGTCTGTTGACGTAGCACTTGTGAATACTTTTATCGTAACAGTATCCGCATCAGCCGTTCCATCTGGAATAACATAAACAGGGTTATCTTCGTATTCTCCAACTAGGAATGTTTTTGTTTTCAGTGTACCTTCAAAGATTGGAATACGATTTGATCCAGCGTTTGTTTTAAACTCATAGAAACCTGTGCCATCATCTGTAGCAGAAAAGTTTTCTACATTCTGGAAGCTGTATGTCGCATCATCTACACTTGAAGTGAATTTGGTGTATGCTGGTAGAGTAATAGTTTGCTCACGGGCAACAGCGGTTGAGTTCAAAGTAAGTCTAACCTTTGCCTGAGATGATGTATCAGTGTCTGGCACATATCCTATACCTTCTGATAGGGAAACAACTGAACTTCTTAACTGTGCAGTCGGAAGGTATGATTCATTAAGAGCAAAGTTTGCTATAAGAGCATTGAGATGTGTGTTGTAGGCTAGAACATCAAGGATGTTTGAAAGACCTGATGCCTCAAAGTTATAATCTTTAAACTCATCTTTATTAGCAAGATAATCTTTTAAATTACTCTTGATATTGTTAAAGTCTAAGGCTGATGATTTAATCGTTGTTGCCATGTTATCTTAACCTTGATAGGGAAGTCGTGAACGTCACAACTTCTTCTGTGTTTACAATTTGAAACTCTATTGTTATTGATATAGAGTTTCTTTCTTCTTGATAATTTACATCAATAGCCCTAATAATTGCTCTTGGTTCATAGGCATTTATAGCTCTGACTATATTTTCACGTGCATCATCTTCAATATCGTCATCGGCTAATTCGAATAGTAGTGCTCTTATATTTCCACCAAAGAAAGGCTCGAATGGCTTCTCAAAGAAGTTAGTCATAACAAGATTTTTTACTGACTGCTTAACAGCCGCCGCTTCTTTCTTAGTGAATATTTCGCCATTAGGTTTAGCAGTAAAAGATAAATCAATATCTTTATACTCAGACTTTCTACTTACTATTAAAGCAGACTTACTGAGGTTGCCATCCTCTCTTGATAATACTCTATTGGTTGCCATAAGTTCTTCTCTATTTTACCTTTATTTATACGATTTTTGCGAAGGAAACATTAAAACCATTACTCCAAGTTCCAGCATCATCTGCACCCGCTTGTCTCCATTCACTCTCATCATAGTGAATAAATGTTGAATAGCCACCAATACCGGGGCGAACACCACGTGCCTTTGCGTTTCTGACCAGTATCCTAATGTAACGTTGATACAAGATCTTATTCTGTGAAGGATTGATACGAACCCCGTCAAGCAGTAAGAAGTGATCTGCCGCTTCACCAACAGGATGATTATTAGTCCCACTATCTCTTTTCGCTCTACCACCATTTGATGTTATCTGTGCTGTGTAACCTTCACCAAGCTCTCTCACTGCTTCAGCAATGGAGTCTACTATTCTTTGATCAGGCCAGTGTATTCTATCATTTCCTCTAGCGTGGGTAACAACATTGTCAGTTGGTGGTATAGCAGATTTATTTCTTGCACGTTCCTCTAAAGTCTCTGTGGTTTCTAATAGACATTCGATAAACTCACCTTCAGATAACAACTGTCTATTATATTCAGTAGATATTTTTCTTCTGAATGTGCCTGTCCACTGATCATCAATGTCTGGCATGACTATGATTAGTCTTGAACTCAATACAACCTGATCACCTACACACTCTAAAGTGTCATAAGATAGGATCATCTCATCGAAGAAACTAACGTCCTTTAAGTATTCTGCAATATCAAATAAGTCTAGGTTATTTGGCTTACCGCTTTTATCGATTGCTTTATAGACTACGGCTTTTCCCTTAGCCTTTAGATCATTTATACTATCAGGTGTTATTATTTCCGAAGCACTTGGTCTATAGACGCCCTCAGATACTACTAGGTTGACACCTCTAAATCTTTCATTGTTAGTCTGTATTTTTTTAAGTATAAGTGAATGAGCATACAAGTTCTTAGCAATATCTCTTTTCACTGAAAGAGACTTTATAAACTTAAGGTTTGTAGGGTCATCAGATCCTAAAAACTTGGCTATAGTAATATTGTCAGACAACTTAGTCTTGATTGTAATATCACCTTGTCTTAAAGGATTATACTTATCTTCAGGTACAATACTTAGAGAGGATATTTTGGTTATAAATGTTGCGGAAATCTCTGGTGAGTAAATGTTTGCTGGCATATTACTTAACACAGGAGTAGATTCCTGTCTTACCGTTCTACCAGTTCTCTCTGGTAACGGGTTGTTATAATCAGAACAAATGATATCTTCTTTTAATAGTTGCCCCACAA